GGCAGATGCCGACATGCTCGGCGCCGTCGACGAGCCGCAGGATGACGAGATCGCCGAGCCGCGCTTCCGCCCCGCCCTTCGGCTCCTGCCCGAGCTCGGCCGCAAAGAAGCTCACCAGCGACTTATGCCCGCGCCGGCGCAGCGCCCGCTGCGCGCCGGCGAGCGTGCGATAGGCGCCGCGGTACTTGTCGGCGAAGGGCCAGCCCGTCAGCGCGTCGATAAAGGCACAGCCCAGCATGAAGCAATCGGCCGTGCCATAGGCATAGGGTTGCGCAAGCTCACGCGCGAGCGTGGCTTCAACGATGCGGAAGCGGTTCATGGAATATCTCCGAGGTGCGGGATGGACTGAACAAGCCAGGCCCGTTTGGTTCCCCAAGCGTTCCCCCGCCGTTCTATACTCTACTAACCTAGATGAGTATCAGCGCGACACCTGCCCCCACTCCTCGGGGATGGTCGCATTCGTCGCCACGTGCTCCAGGCCCGTGTCGGCCGGATTATTGTCGAACTGCTGCTCGGCCTGCGAGCGCTTGACCCCGGTAGAGCCCCGCGCCGATCGTCCGGGCGGCTGCAGGTCAATCATCATCGTCAACGTCCGCTCGGAGCCCGAGACCGCGCCTTCGTTGTAGCGGACCTGGTCGATCTCGTAGATTGATGAGGCGAGAATACCGAGGACCGCGTCCGTTTCGGGATCTCCCGCCAGATGGGAGATGATCACCGGAGCATTTTGATAGTTATATTGCTCAATCTGAGAGACTGCGTCCTCGGGGTTGCTGACTGGGATGTTTGAGAAGACGATAGTCCGCGTCGTCACGGCGACGCCCACTGCGCTCACCAGTTCGCCCGGCTCGAGAAAGCGGTTCGGAAGATAGGTCAGACCGTTATAGGTGTAGGGCCTCCCACCACGATGGTAGCCGACGGTCTTGCCGGGTAAATCGAAGCGGATGAGGTCGAGCCGTGCAAGGCGGCCGGTCTCGAGCGCACTCTCGACAGCAGGATCCAGCACACTCATGAGAAAAACATCTCCGTAGCGGAAAAGGAGGCTTCGCGACCCGCCCACGATTTCGGTGCCGCCACACTGCCCGGATCAATACTCATGACACACGACGGCTTCTCGAGATGGACTGTCGCCGACGTAGTGAAATGCTGGGTGTCCAAACCAAACATGATCGAGAGCGTAACCACGCCGCTAGCGTTCGCCGTGGCGTTCTCGACGATCCGATGAAGGGATCGGATCAACTCCGACTTCCGCAACTCGACATAGTCTCCGGATGATAGCTTGAAACCAGCCGGCAGACCTGAGACGACGATGGTTCTGCTGTTAGTAATGGACTGCAGAACCGCGCCGCCATTGAATGCCCCTCCCCCTGCTTTCGTGCCGGAGAGAGGTTTCCCGTTGTTGTGCGCGATTGGGCGTGGCCGGAACAGGTCGTATCCGAGAAATGGTGCACCTCGCGAACTCGACTTCATGACGAAGGCATCAAACAGTCCGTAAAAGGCTGGCGTCATCCAGTTCGTGGTGTATTGCGCCTTCCAAAAAGGCGTGCCGGCGGCCTGCTCTTCGGAACGCCGGCCCTCCATCATCGAAACGTCCGTCGGATTGATGGGATCAAACTGGCAGTCTCGCCAAGGCAGCGTCGGCAACAGAATCGGATCAGGCATGTTGGTTGCAATCCAGGGTAATCGCCGCAATATGCAGCGGTAGGGAATTAGGGAGCGGAATCAGTGCCCACAATCGATTTCAGCGGGACAACCCAGCAGGTTCTTCAGCTCTTGGCCGATGAACACAGCAAGCTGGTCAAGCAAGTATCGGACCTGGAATTCAGGGCGAATGCCCATCGCTTTATGTTTATGTTTGTTGCAAGCGCTTTATCGAACATCGATGAATCTCAGTACGAGGCGCTGATGGCCATGACAGAGAACGCCCGTAAATCGAACATCAACTCAGCGGAGAAATTCGCGAGTGATCCGAAATTGACACCCGAGCAGCGGTCCGGTGCACGACGTGCCTTCGAGGTAATGGCGCAGGAAATGGAGGAATTCCTCACATCAATGAGGAAGGCTAAGAGCGGCGAAAGCATCTTCACCGTGATCCAAGGCGGAAGATTAGCGGTCTTCGCCGTTTTGGTAGATGTTTGCCTTCGCCGCGTCATACTGTTTTATGGTCTCGACGGAGACGCCTCGGCTCTCCGACCGAATGACGGGCCTGAACATCGGCCCCTCCTCAGCAATCACCCGAAGGATGATCGCGCGCGGCCCATTCTGGTTTAGCTGACCGCCCGATGGCGCCACGTTGCCATTAGCCGGTCGTTGAAGGCGATGGTTCGGAATGACCTCCTCGCCACCCTTGAAACGGACGAGCTCCGGCCCCTTTTCACCAACCCATGCGACGCCAGGACGAGCGGAGCTCGTTCCGTTTGCATACCCACGCAGCCCAGCCCATGGGTCCACCTTTGAGCCACCGCCGAAGAGCCAACCGAGCAGCCCTCCTCCACCAACTCCAGCGCCGGCGCCGCTGACCTGAAACACCGCATCGAGAACGTCATTCAGCAGCTTGTCGGCGATGCGGTCGAGCACCCCCATGGCAGCGTCGCCGAAAGACTCCCACACAGACTTGCCGTTCTCGATCCCGGAGAAGAAGTCATCGAAGAAGCCTCCGGTCAATTCTTTGGCAAAGTCAAGCGCGATACCCATCTGGCGGGTCTCTTCCTCGATCGAGGCCATGACCTGCGCAAGTGACGATAGCTCGCTCTTCTGGGCATCCGTGAGCGAAATGCCGCGCTGCTGCGCTTCGTTCAGAAGCTGCGTCTCGTAGCGGAGCGCGGCGGCCGCCTGCTCCGTGAGCCCGATAGCATCACGCTCCGCCTCAAGCGCCGCGATCTGGCGCTCAGCGGCGGCGACGATGTCGGAGTATTTCTCCTGCTCGCTCTTGCCGCCGGTGTGCTTCTTCGACTTCTCGTCGACATCGGCGAGGCCTTTGGCAAGATCCTTGATCCTTCCCGCTGCCGTCGAGGCGTACTCACCAATGACACGGAGACCCTCGCCGACGAAATCGGTGCCTTGTGCCTCCTTCAACGCTTGTGTGATGCCGCTGGCAGCTTCTAACGCTTTGTCCTTGTAGGGGTTGGTGATCTTCCCGAAATCTACTGGATCGATGCCGCCGAACGTGCCGATGTCGAGGCCGACTTTGCCAGCAAGGCCACTGAGCGCATCGTAGGTACCGCCGATGAAGTCAGAAATCATTGAGATGACCTTATTCACCATCAGTTCGGTGGCCTTCAACACCAGTTGGGCCGTGCTGTAGATCACATCTCCCAAAGCTGCAGGAAGCAATGACCAGGCAGATTTGATGCCGTTGAAGCCTCCGACAAAGGCAGCAATTATGAAATTCACCGCGTTCTTCGCATCGGCGACAATGTCCCGTCCGAAGATCTTGGCGAGTTCGTCGCGGAAGATGTTGGCCGCCGCTACCGCCGCCGTGATACCGGCGACGAATGCGACGGCAGGGTTCGCCAGAATGAAAGCTCCCGCGAGAATGCCAAGCTGAACGACCAATCGACCGAGCAACGCGATCAGCGAGATGATCCCGCCGATGATCGCGGGCGCATAGATCAGAGCCAGTGCCGCCGCAGCTGCAACTGCATACGGAGCGATGGTTTCGAGAACATCCGCCAAGCCTATCAGCGCCGATTGAGCCAGCTTTGTCCAATCAACCATCTGCAGGCCAGCGGCTACCAGTGCGATTATGCCGATCGTCAAGAGACTGACAGGAGAAAGTACCGACAGGAAGGCTGCACCCAATCCCTGGACAGGTCTCTCCATGGATGAGAGGACCGCGGCAAGTTGCGTGCCCTGCTGAAGTGCAATTTGCAGGGGGCCCATGCCCATCTGCGCACTAACAGCAATGTCCTGGAACTGAGCGGCTATATTCCCAAGATTTCCGCGCGATGATGCTCGGTTCTGATTGGCGGCCCGGTTCATCATCTCGATCTGCTTCGACGCCGATGCCGCCGCCGCCCCCTCGGCGGCATAAGCCTTCGCAGCAGCTGAAGCCGCACCCGTTGCACCACGATTAGCGCCAGACAGCCCGTTTGCGGCTGCTTCTGCGCGGGCGGCCGCTCCCGTCAACTTATTGAGGGCGTCGGTGCCCTTCTCTACGGAACCACTTTCAACCTGCAGTCCGAGCGTGGCTACATCGGCCATGACTTTTCCTTTTCAAAGAACGTGCGCTATCGTCCTGCCGATTCAATCGGAGGATGAAAATGCGCTATATATTTCTGAGTGCAGCCCTTTTTACCGGAGGCAACGCGTATGCTGCCTGCAATGAAAACCTGCTTACGGTCAAAGAATGGTCGGTCAACGTCAAGGCCGACGAAGCAGAGGTGGCTGTGACGCTGGCAAGTTCCTTGAAGAAGCCTGCCCGAATGATCGACGCCAGCGTCGTTTTCAGTGACGCGCTGGGCCAGCGAATTGGACAGATTTCTGCAGATTTTAACGAGAAGCTGGCAATTGGCGCCACCTACACTACCGAAGGGTCCTATGCCGGCACCAAACTTGATCGAGCGGCCAAATTAAACCGACAAGACGTAAACGTTGCCGCGTGCCTTCGTGGTGTCGTCTACGAAGACGGCACCAAGGAAGAGTTCAAGTAGACGACTCGACTCTGCGTTGCGACTCGTGCTGATTTCTCCTCGCCAATCTTAGGAGGAGCGCATGTCCGGGATAAGCAATGTCTCATTCGAAGCGGTGGAGGCCGAGAAAGCCGAAATCCTGATGACACCCGATGCGAAAACGATCGTCATCGAATACGACATCGGTGCCAGCCAACCTCTTCGAGTTGCTTTGCCATTTGATCTCACCCGAGACCTCATGGCCAGGATCACGCAGGTCGCCAGCGCTACGATGAACGGACCCGGCTTCGTACGCTTGACACCTGTAACGGCGATTGATGCTCAGCCGACGGATATTCACGGTCACGTCTTTCTGTCTCTTTATGACGAGCTGCGCCTTCCGCATCATTATTCTTTGCCACTGGAATTATCCGCGCCACTACGGTCGCGAATTCGAAGCGCAGAAGCGGCATCGAAACGAGGCGTCTCGAGTGGTAGAGCGTGAGAGCGTTCATTACAGTTCCTCAAGTTGAAAGAGGCTCCTTCGGGAGCCTCTTCTGCCTGCCTTGGCCTTGGCCTGGGTCCTCGCTTCACGCTTCCTGCAGAGCAGGTTTGATGAGTTGCGCCAGCTTTGTCAGCCCCTTGGCTGTTTACCATACCTGCTCGGTAACCTTCTCCGATCCGTGACCGTCGTCACTTACTCACGCAGACCAGCTTGCGTTTTCGTCTCCGATCGGTGGGCCGGCACGCTAAGTCGTCGCCTCCCTCTCCCTGATCGCCTCGCTCTCCGCCTCGATCTCGATGCAGAACCGCGCGTCCAACGCCCTAAGGATCGCAAGCTCCTCGCGGCGGATGATATTGCCGGTCAGCTGGCACCACACGGAGACCTCAACGTTCGAGATCGGCACCGGGCCCGAGAACCCCGGCGGCTGCGCCTGCCGAAGCTCCCAGAACCACTCCCAAATGAAAGCGCCATGGTCTGGCACCTCCACTTCCGGACTTTCCGTCTCAAAACTCTCGTTGCGCTCGCGCCTGGTCTCACCGTCCTTGTCTCGGACACTGTCATAGCGCGCGACAATCGCTACGGCTTCGCAGAGCCTTTCGCCAAGCTCTTCGTAAAATTTGCGCGGTCCTCCGAGGCTGCTGCGACCTGGTCGTAAATCCAACCGGCTTCCTCAAGGACCTCGCGCGCCTTCTCGAAGGTGCATTCCGGCTTTTCGCCTTTCCAGTTGTGATCGCGCCAGTCCCAGGACGCGACGGAGGCGGCAGCCTTATCGAGGTATTCAGCCTCGACCTTACTGGCTGTGAGCTTCTTTTTCCGGCTGGCGAGGAACTTGTCGCTGTGCTGTCGAACGACGCGCTTTACCGCATCGCTCTCCGCGGAGCGGATCATGAAACGAATACCTACGAGCTCATCGGTATCCGGGCCGGTGAGGTTGAGCTCGAAGAGGTCTTCGGAATTGACGAGTTTGGAGATGTCCATGGTTCACCTTCAGATTACGGGATAGCGGTGGGATTGACGCGGATCGGCAGCTGGTTGAGGCCGATGGTGAAGCGCTCGAGCTCGAAGTCGTCGGAGCCGCCACCCGGATAAAGCGGGCCAGACACGACGCCACGGCTATAGAAGATCGTGTTCGTGAACCCCTCGCCGCCATCGTTGCGCTCGACTTTGATTGCCATTTTGTCGAGGTTCAGAGGATTACCGAAGGTTCGCAGGATGACTTGGCCTGCATCGTCATGCACCGAGGCGACCTCGATCTGTGGATCACCGGCATTCGCCGTCCCCTTCTGTTTCTGGGTCACCGGCTCATCGAGCGTATTGTAGCTATTCATCGTCGACTCGGCGCCGAAATCACCGATATTGCCGACCTTGCCAACCTGTACCCAGGTCAGTGCCGCATAGGCGGTCTCGATTAGATCCGTATTCTGGGCAGTGGCGCAAACATAAACCTTGCTGCCCTTCTTGGTTGCCTTGTTTGCCATGTCAGTTCTCCGGTTCGAAGGCGATGTACGGAATGGTGACGGGGATTTGTACCCGTTCACCCTCTTGGAGCGGGCCTGCCGCCCACGGCTCGCTGCTGATCGTGATCTTCACGCCAGAGGCGAATAGGGATTGGTTCTTGAAATGATCGATCACTTGGTCAGCGACATCGAGAGCGCCGATGATCCCTTGCCCGACCGGCCAAACGACTGAGACCTGAAATAGTCCGCGCTTCTGTTGCGGGTCGTTGCCCATGGTGATCTGACGTGTCTGGTTGGGCAGGAAGGTCAATCGAAGGTATTTCGGCGGTAGCGGCTGCCCTGCCGCCGGAAACCCGACGTTCGGCGCGGCAACCGGCAATACACCGGGCAGTGCTAAGAGGCGGTCTGTCACGGCCTTGAAGATGATTGCGTCGGTGCCTGCCGCCATGTATCCGTTACCTATGTCTGAGAAGCCGCCTCTCACTGACGATCAGGTCTATGAGCGCATCCATGCGGCGCTGCTCGCGTTGGGGCGCGAAACGGCGGCCACGGTTCGGGGCGAAACTAGTTTAAGAGCAGCACGGAAGGCGCTGACATTGTTGCAGCTTGGGCTTCTGTCGGCGATGGAGCAAAGCAGCGACAAGAACCGAGCCGTCAAAGCCCCAGACGAGCCTTCAGCTCCGAGGCCTTCCGATCGACAATGAGCGGCCAGTTCTGAGCTGCGAGCCGGACGAAGCCGTCGGCGGGCTGTCCATTAGCGCCATATTCTCGGTAGCCAGCGTAAGATGCCGTGTAGCCGAAGTAGAGCGTATCGCCGATGTCCGCTCCAGCGATGATTGCCTCGATCTGAGCAAAGTCTGGCGCGTAGGTACTTCCTTCCGCAGGACTGGCGGCGGCCTTGATCGCGGGCATGGCGGTCGAGGACGCGAGCAGTGATGCCCGGAGAAATCCGGTGTCCACGCGCATACGGCCGCCCTGCCCGACCGGCGTCTGCATTTCTTCGACGACCTCCTGTGTCGCCTCCTTGAAGATAGCTTCGACGGCACCCTCGACCTTGTCGGCCCACTGCGCCACGGCAGCGCTAAATGAGAGCGTTGCCATCAGACGACCTCAGCGCGGTACCGGCGCACGACCGCGCCGATGTGATCCACCTTGTATTCGAGCCGGCATCGGCAGCCGGAAATCTCCGATATGGGCGCGCGCGGGTCGCCCGGGAAGCGGAGAAGCGCGCCAGATGGGCTCTGAAATACCTCATCCATGCCGACGGCCTTGCCGTTGAGGACACGATGGGTGTGCCGCACACGGCTGTCGCCGGCGGAACGCCATACCTTCGTGACGTCTTGCGCCCGGACCTTGCCGGCCTCGATCTGCTGCCGCATCGCCTCGTCGCGGGCGGAGCTGAGCGCAATCATGGTCTCGGTCCGCGCCAGCATTTCGCCGCGGAGAAGCAGGTTCTTATCGCGCAGCCGGCCGATGATCTTGGCCAGCGCCTCGCCGGTCACCGGCTTCCCTGCTCTGATGGCTGCGATAACGGTCCGGTCGAAACGCTTGTCGCGCGTCTTGAGCTCGAAATACCGGTTCATCAGGTCCGGGTCGCCGGAATCAAGATGCAGGCGCGCCCGCTCGATAAACTCGATCTGGTACCGGGTCAGACCGATCACGCCGCCCTCTCGGCGGCCGGTGACGCGGCTCTGCCGGCCGACGACGTCGAGGGCCGTCGATCTCGGGTTGGCGCCTCTGGCAAGCCCCTGCTCCAACGCCTGGCGGATGCCCTGTTGCTGGTCATCGGTGATGTGTGTGACCATCGTCGACGACAGGTCGCGCAGTATCGCCTCGGCAACAGGATTGCGGACGCCGAAGCGCCAGATCACGCGATTGCCTTGCGGGTCCATGACCTTCGGTAGCTCAGCGACTGCGTTGGTGCCGCCGGCGTTGAAAGCCTCTTGCAGGGCGATTTCCAGCGCGGAGAAGGCTTCCGGCTCGATCTGCATTGCCTCGACCGCGCCGTTGAGGTCGCCGCGCTCCAGCCGCTCGACCACGACGCGGAGGACGATGCCCGACTTGATCTCCTCGATAGCCTGCCGGAATGCCGCGGCAAGCGCCGGTTCATACTTCGCGAGGAGTTCATCAAACGTCATAGGTTATCCAATCTCCTTGTCCGGGAACCGAACCACCCCGCAGGCGTTGTCGCTCCTCACCAAAGGAGAACCGAAGCCATGAGCGAAGTCACGGCAATTCCGAGCCTCGACCTCAACCGTTATCTGGGGCGCTGGTATGAGATCGTTCGCCTGCCGCTCAAATATGAAGAAGATGCCGCTACGGACATCACGGCAAACTATTCCCTTGATAACAACGGGAAGATCCGCGTCGACAACCGCTGTTTCGATAACAACAACCAGCCCAAGCAAGCGCGTGGCCAAGCGGAGCCTGTCGATGCGACGAACGCGAAGCTGAAAGTCAATTTTCTTCCGGCTGCACTGCGCTGGATACCCTTCACTGACGGCGATTATTGGGTGCTCAAGATCGATCCTGAGTACCGGGTCGCACTGGTCGGCACGCCTGATCGCAAGTTTCTTTGGGTGCTCGCGCGCGAGAGTGCCATTTCGGAAAGTACCCTGGAAGACTACCTAGCTGAAGCTCGACGGCAGGGATTTGACCTGAAGAGCCTTATCAGGCCGCGCAACACCGGGCGGGAGGTGAGCGATGCTATGCTTGAGAAACAATGATGCTCATAGGGCAACCCTCTCCTTGGGCCGTGTCGGCGGCGGTAGCGTGATATTCGAAGCGCTATCGCGAGGGATCGATCGCCTCCCCAAAGCCCGCCACAAGCTTTGGCTCGTATGCACTGAGCAACTGATCGAAATTCATGTAAGGATTCCGCTGCATGAACCGAAACGCCCTCTATCTCATCATCGCCGTGCTTGCCGTCATTACTGTCGGACTGGGCATCTACGTCTACCGTGAGGAGACGACGCAAGGCGTCGAGATCAAGATTGGCGAGGACGGAGTTTCGGTTCAGGAGAACTAAGCCGCAATCCTTCCTTGGACGATGAAGACGACCGGCGTGGCGCCGTCGTATTTGTTCGGGTCGCCGTTGACGATCGCGTAATTGGCGCCGTTGGCGGTGACGACGTCGCCGACGGTGGGCTCGATCGCCAGCCCGACGGCCGAGATGTAAATCTGCATGTCGCCGGTCTGGATGACCGTTCCGTCGATGTACCGGGCCTCGTAGGCCATCGGAACGAGCCTGGCCGGATAGGACGTCACCACAGGCTCGCCGCCGTAGACAGGATCCGGAGGCGTCATCCGCTTCACCGTGCCAACTTGCCCATACTTGGCGATAAGGCGCTGCGCGGTCGCCTGCAGGCGTGCATAGATCGGGTTCGCCATCCTCCACCCTTTCTTTTCGAGAGCTCAGCCATATTTACGCCTTCATGCCGCAAGGCTCTTTGTTCAAGGATCGGGGGAATGTCCGCCGTAATCAGCATCCTCGTCACAATCCTTTTCGTCGTCGTGGTGCTCTATCTCGTGCAGAAGCTTCCGATCGACTCTACGATGAAGCAGATGGCCCAGATGGTCGTTCTAATCGTCGGCGCAGTTTCGTTGCTGATCTCTCTGGGCGTATTCTGATCGGCATAACTACACCACCAACGCACCTGGCCAGACTGGCGTCAGGAATGGCCAGAGCAACCCCTCGATCGTGGTGACGACAGGCGTGGCGAGAGCCACGAGATCGTCGATATCCGTCGAAGAGGAGGCTGAATACTCGACCTCAAGCTGTCCGATCTTCTCCCGCTTCACCGTCTGCGTGCCGGTCACCACTGGCGAAAGGCTGCCCGGGTTCGTCAGCTCAAGGAAAGCCGCTTCATACGAAGCGTTGACGATGGCGGCCGGAGTATCGTTCGACGGGATCGCCTCGCCGTAATAGGTCGTGGCGCCGGTGCGCGGCCATGCGCGCTCTTGGGCATACCCGCCGGTGCGCCGGCCGCTGAACCGTGGCTCGTACCGATCGATCACCAGAGAGCCGCGCTGACGTGCAGCGGTCTTCTGGGCATCCGTCGTGCCATCGGGAAAGACATAGCCGGCTTCGGTTGCGTACGCCGTGAAGCCGTCGTTCGTGCCGTATCCAGCCATGTCGATCTCCGATGCAAGAATAGGCCCGGCAGGTTACCGCGGGGGCTGATTGTCAGGGCTGCGTCGCCAGCTCTTCGAGAGCGGCGACGATCTCGTCCTTGGTGGACGGGGTCTTTTCACCGAGCAGCTTCTTGGCAGCCGACTTGAAGGACATGAACTGCACGTTCTGGTCCTTTGCCATTTCGAGCACTTCGAGTGCCGTTTTCGGCCCATCGCCGTCCTGGTTGCTTGCAGCCTTGGAGACGCCTTCGATCTTGAGGAAGCGAAGGCGCTTGGCCTTTTCGAGATCGACGCCTTCAAGGTCGACGTCGCGAGTCTCACCCGGTGGGATGTAGACCGCCCGCCCCTTGGAGCGGACGCCCTGCAGCGCCTTGCTGTTGTTGGTGACCTTCATGACTGATCCTCTGGTTACG